AGTTCGATTACAGTACATTTTTACAAAAGAACTCACAGACGTAATAAGGGCTTTAAGCTTGTCGTCCTGTTCAGTACTTTTAATACCGGCGTACGCCTTATACTCTGATAATGTAATTAAATCCATTTAAGTTCCCTTGTAAAAATGGGCGGCCAGCCAAAGACCGCCGCCCATCTCTTTATACTATATTAGATTAAGACCACTTGATAATCGACGTACCATTACCATCAACTGAAGTAAGTTGTTGGAAGGCTAGACGTTGAGTAGCGACTAATAGGTTTTGTTGTTTTTCGATTAAACGATCTTGTTCAATCATTAGACCCTTATAGCGACCAGCTAGGAAGTTACGTGGAGCAACTACAGTAACCGCTACAGCAGCCGAAGCCTTAGCAGCGTATTCACCGGAAACAATAACTGGCGAACCAGAAATCACACCGATTTGACCATTACGTAGTGTTGCACGATCGTTACCAATCTTATCAACTGTTTGGAAATTCGAATCTTCTAGAAGATCATAATAAGCTTCTGTAGAAACGAAGTAAACTAGATCAGAAGGATCTAGACCCCATACACCAAGCTTTTTACGTGCGGCAACTAGATCAGATACTGCAACCTTTGCTGTAGTAGCAACTGTAGCTGTTTCTGCTGTACCCGCCCAAGATGCGATACCCTTAAGAGGATCTGCACCAGAACCGACGCCACGTAGGAAAGCCTTATCACGGCTCTTTGCCATACGGCGCACGAGTGCGTCACGAACGATAGGCATAAGAGCGATAAGTGCATCGTCTTCTTCTTCGTATGTTAGGAATTCCTTAGTTGCAAGCTTGTAAGCTGTAACTGTGATTTCCTTTAGTACGTGTGTACCAGCTGCACCTGACGAATCAGTTGTACCGTATGAAGTTGTAGCAACCCATGTACCGTACCCTGCTTCAGGATTTAGTGGCAGACGTAGAATAGACGAAGGCATATTTAGGTTAGTAAATACAGGCTCAACGACTAGACGACGTTGAATTTCTTCTTGCATAGCGGTAGATACTTGATCTTCCCAATATGCTGAAGGAACGTGTGCACCATACTTTTCCTTAAGCTGACCATAATACTTAGTAGCTTCAATACCCGACTTCATTGCCTTAGCAACTAGAACCGCTGTAGCCTTTTCGTCCATCGAGGGTTCGTTCTTACCGTCACCCTTGTCCGAAAAGTCAAAACCACGGTCGCGTTGTGTAGCAGCAGCCTTTGCGAAAGCTTCAGCTTGTTCCTTAACAACATTAGCTAGGTCACCAACAGCCTTACGGATATCCGTAACGTCGCCTTCTAACTTCTTGCTAACATCTTCTACAAGCTTTTCGGCTCCCGACTGTCCAAGCTTAATTAATTCTTGGCGATCTGCTTCTGCCTTATCAGCAGCGGCCTTAGCAGCGGCTTCATCTTCAGCCTTCTTCGTCATCGCATCAGTAACAGCATTAGCTGTTGCTTCAGCGGTCTCACGAAGTAGCTTTTGAAGAGCTTCATTATCCATTAAAATGTCTCCTTTGGAAACTTGTGTCTCAGTCTGTTCGACTGATTTACAAAATGACTTTTTAAATTCAGAATATTCTTCTGGACTTTCAAATTGTTTAGCTAACTCAAACAGACTGTCTTGATTTGCGGGAACCGAGACAACTGATACTTCTAAAAGTTCTAGATCCTTAATAACGAAAATATCCGTTTTTGGATCGTAGTCAGCATCTTTTACTAAAAACCCTATTGAAAAGGCTTTAAGTATACCATCTTTAATGAGGTTGTATACTTCAGTTGCATGTTTGCTGATCTCAGCTGTGATCTTTAGTCCACCTTTGTCGACTTCTAGACCAGTTGCTTTACCAACAGGACGCTTGTGATCATGAAAGGCCAAAATAATTGGATTCTTTGCATAATTACTTAGTGCACCCTTTTTCCACGCTTCTTCAGGTACAACATCTCCCTGTCTATCTTTAGTAGTGGTATTTGCATACCCCGTAATCTTAAGCGGTCCGTCTTCTTCCGAAGATTTTTCTACTGAGATAGGCAGCGCTAGTTGTAACAAATTTTTCATTTTACTCCTTAGGCGTCTTTGGAGGCTTACCGCCTTGCGAAGGATTAGTTGCAGAACCAGTAATATTCTGTGGTTCACGTAACTCGTCCTGCCCTGCGATCGGCTCATAACGTAACTCTTCACGAGCTTCGTTAGGAGTAATTAAGCCTGAATTGACTAAAGTAGCATAGAAACTAGCAGCTTCAGACATTTGTGGTTGAAGCGCAGAAATCTTACCAGTCTCCGCCTCTAAATCGTACCCAAAATGTCTTTCAAAACCTGCTGTAACCGCTTGGACTAGAGGCATAATTGTCTCTAGATAGAAAAGTTTAAGGTTTGGAGCAATATTTGCATTATTGCCGCCATCCAAAAGAATGGGTGGCACACCTAAGGCCTTTAAAATCGCCTTTTCTTTCGTCCCAATGGAGTTTTCGAAGTCCAGCTCTCTAAAATTAGTATCTGCGTACGACTTCACATCTAGACCGCCATCGAGGATTAAAGGTCTACGACCTCCGATTCGTGGATTATATTTAGTCATCCACGTGTAGATCATTCTTTCTTTTGTCTTTTCACCTAATACATTAGGAGAAGTTAGTACAAGACCTGGAACTGCACCATTTTCAAAGAAGTTATCTTGAAAATTGACCATACGACGAAGAGTCTTAATACTCTGGTCTGCGGCTTTTAGTCTTGGTTCTCCACGGTAAATCGACTGTCCTGCATTGTCTTGAATATGAATAATTTCAGACGGTTTAAAGAACGTCTTACTATTATACTTATATCCAGACACAAACGTTTTAGGGTCTGTTAGAACCTCCACGTTTTTTGCAGGCAGGTGAAACAATTCATTTTCCGGCGATGTATGAATGAAGCAATTACCTTCTAAAATCATATCCATGTAAATGGCACGACGGAATGCATTAATGTTTTGAAAAGGATTAGGTTCGTGATTTAGCATTAAATGTAGGCGTGTCTTTCGCATACCTACAGAAATTGGTAAAACACCCTTAATTTGATCCTTAACACTAATATCGAAAGATGCGCAACCGTTAACAATCATATCAACGCCACGTCTAACAATATCTAGCTCTTCATAAGCTTTTTCGTAAGTAATCGTTAGATTCTGATTACTTACAATATCCCCCGCATCTCTAGCTATCTCAGGCTGCGCTGGATTTAATTTCTCCACCATCCATAGGCGGAAGTTGCTCATCATTCCCATAAGTTCTACCAAATTTCTTTGCTTGAATCCCTAACCAACGTCGCTGTTTATCAGCAGTACTTAACGCTGGCGTTATTCCGTAGACTTTATGTAGCAATGCATGGTGACTTTTACATAGAGTAACCGCTTCATCGAAAATCTCGCGTCGATGCTGCTCAGAGAACTGATCTCTAATCGCAAGAACGTCATCATCCGTATTGACTACTAAGCCATTAACTTTTAGCCACTTTTCGAATAACAACGTTAAACTATAGAAGTGATGAAACTCCAGTAACTGGTCGGTCCCACATACTACACACTCAGTTCCTTTTTCATAGCGACGCTTATTCATGTCGCGTATCCATTTAACGGGCAATCTCTTATTCATAATTAAATTTTTTCGTGCAAAATTCCCATCCATCTATAATAACATTTGCCCTCTATGTATGTCAACATTCAAATTTTCACATCCATAACAGCGTGGTGAAAATCGAGAACGACAAAAAGGGCACCGAAGTGCCCTTTTTTAAAAGATTCCAGAGCCTGGGTCTCTGGAATACAGTGCATATCTTAAAGCATCTGCTATGTGGCTATGTTGATCGTGTACAGGTTTTTGAACTTGAAGTATCTCACGTGGGTCCCATTTATATTGGTCCAGCATGGCTAGTGTATTTCTACACGACTCATGCACGATTAATTTATCTTGTTCAATAATACGCTGTACATATGAAATGCCGTCGTTAACGCTTTTCTTAGCTCCTATAGTAGGAATATCAAACTCATATGCCCAGTCGAAGCGTGTTTGAGCAGCTGCCGAGTCAATATAGATTTCTTCTATATTATGTTTCTCCATGCGCTCTTTAACCGCTTCAGCGTGGTGTCGAGTTCCCATTTCAGCATTTACATACTCATCAATGATATAGTACAAATCATCGTGACGATCATACGCAATTACAGCAAATGCAGTTGGATCTTTGAATCCAATATCCAGCCCCATAAACACTTCCATCTCATAAGTATTTAAAGCGCTGAGATTTTCTACGCACTTGTCCGAATTAAAGCGGTAAATCTGACCTTCGAATACGTTAAAGTCTGCCTCGTATTCCTGCTTGAACTCCGCCATTGTCATGGCCTTGCGAGCAGCATCAATGTCAGCCTTACCAGCTCTAGGATTTTCTCTCCAGTCTGCTCGAATTGAAACCCAATCCGGAAACTCATCAGAGAATCCACGATAGTAGAATTCTGCAAACCAATTGAATTTACCACGAGGCGTCGAGATGAATAACGCCTTAGAGTTAGGTTTGTCTAGTGTAGGGCGTAACTGAACGTTAAAAACGTCCTTACCTTCAGCAGTTAACGCAGCTTCGTCAAATAGAATTAGATCATATGATCTACCTACAACTGAATCGGCTTGATTAACTGACCCTAAACGAATGGTTGAGTCGTTGGTTAACTCTAGAATTCTATCTTTGATATTACTACGTCTAACGTCGATACTATTTCTACGAAGTAGCTTTTCTTGTTCTTCAAATGAGATTTGGCTAAGCGAATAGTTTGGTGACATAATCAGAATATTATATCCAGGCAATAGTGAGGATAAATGTGCGATCACGTTACCAATGAATGTTTTACCCACACGTCGACTAACTGCTGCAGTTACGAACCTATACTTGGGGTTATTAAGTGCGTTAACTATCGCAGTTTGGGGTCTATTCATTTCTAGACCAATTACTTCAAAATACTTAGCTACTGATAGCTTTAAAAATCGCTTCTCTGGAGTAACAAACTGTATCTCATCTCCACTAACATCATCTCTAGAGATTGTAAGCATCGTCTTTTATTTGTACATTCTCAATCGGCTTCAATTCATTATTTTTGACGATTGCCTCTAGTTCATGATCTACTTCGTGCTTGCCTGAGATCATTCGCAACTTTACTACTCCATTCGGAGTTACATGTAGTTCAGTATGATATCGAACTACTCCTTCACTAAATCCGGCTCTTAAAAAGTCCTCTAATGATGTCATTTGTAGATATAAACTCCTGGTCTCTTCTCAAGAACCATTTCAATAGCACACTCTGCATTGGTTAAGTACGCCGTCTGGTCAACTATGTCTGGTAGATTATCATCGAAACCATTAGTAACTGTCCATAACTTATGTACTATAAAACCTACAGCCTTCAATCCCTCTTCAGTTATATAAACAACTGGAGCGTGTAGTGAAGATTCCGTCATACTAAATGCCCACTTATGATCTGAATTAAATCTAGAGGGCCATTTACGATGTTCGTACATTCTCCAGTCAGGAATTGTAATAATTAAATACCCACCTGGTTTAACTACTCTAGTCCAGTGAGATAACGCAATATCCCACTGTTTCATATGTTCTAAACAATGGGATGAATGTACAAAGTCAAACGTATCATCTTCAATACTGTCTAGATACTGGGCGTCACCATCTGGCATATCCCAAGCTCTGACCGATTTAATACCTGTAAATTTATTCGCCCATCTACCGATTGAGTCAGGCCCTGCACCAATATCTATACCATCACCTGTAAAATACTTACCGTATTCCTCAACAGATCGACGGTTCATGGCTTTGGAAGCTTCAGTTGCCATTTATTCCTTCCATTTCTTGCATATTTTAATCTGGTAGGGAGTATCTTTACCAATAAACTTAGTTTCCACTTTCCACTCTAAACACTCTGCTACTTTACCTATAGGTATTGGAGCCTTTTCAACAGGTGGAGCCTCTGAAGGGCTACATCCAACTAATAGTACTAAAATGAGCGTCGATATAATACGCATGAGTCCTCTCTAGGAATGACGTCTGGCTTGTATTCCAAACACTTCCAATGATCTTTTTCTAGATGATAATATGTTATTTCATCTCCGGAATGAAATATCGTTCCGGAAATATAAACTGAAGCTGCTATACCACCTGTGCCTAAAATTAGCACCAATAAAACAACTTCTAACCATTTCACAATTTCATGTGGGTTCATACTTTCCACTTACCTTCTTTAAATTCAATTAACATTTCTTCTGCTCTAGTATGCGATAGATCGCGAGCAAGCCGCATTGTATCATACCACACAGATGACTCTGAAGTCTCACCCCAACGCCAATCGATACCAAACTTAGGGATTAGTACAATAACAGGTTTACCAAGTGCTGCAGCTAGGTGAGCAACCGAAGTATCTACAGTCACTACAATATCCAATCCGTTAATATAACGAACTGTATCCATAAAAGTAGAAATTTTCAATGGCCGAATCTTATCAACTGACTTAGGGAGCTCAGCATCTTTCTGCAAACTATAAACGTTACCATGCTTGAACAACCAGTAAAAATCACGAAAGTGGAGAGATCTGTTGCGATCATTTTGGTGAGCACGATTTCCCTTCCAAACGAGTCCAATATTGAAGCCACCACCGAAATCATGCTTCTCTCCTGACAGATGTGTCATGTAAGGTTGACCCTTAATTGTAGGAAAATACTGAGATATAGAAACAATTGGCACGTGGTAAGTATGTGGTTCTAGAGAAACATTCACGGCTTTATATTCAGGACGCACTAAACAGTGCAACTCAGTAGGTAGATGTAGTATCACCTGCGAAGGAGAAAACTCATATGCATACCTCATGAACTGAATCATGTCACCATAACCCTGTTCACAAAGTAACATAATTTTTTCACCTTCAGCAAGTGGCTGCCCATTCCAAGGTTTGGATGGTGCAGAGGCAATCTTTACTGGATTGGTCTTTTTAAACCTCCACCAGTAGTATCGCATACCTTCATCAAATAATTTCTTATCACCACTATCAAAGTATTTTAATAGTAACGCCAGAGCTTTGTTCCAGTTTGCGTCTGCGTAGTCCGGCTTGAGTGCCAGAGCTTTGTCATAAAGTTCGATAGCTTCGTCAATAGCGCGCGTATCATATAACATTAGCCCTAAATTATTGTAAGCGAGCGGAAACTCCGGAAAGTTTTCGATACAATCACGAAGAGTCGCAGAAGATGCTGCAGTTTGATCCAGTTCTCGCTGTACGGTTGAAAAGTTAATCAAAGCTTCAGGAGTTTTCTTAAGTTTGATTGCTTGTTTCAGCATACGATGAGCATTGTCCCATTCTTTGTTCTGCATGCTAAAAGTGCCCAAATTATACATAACTTCGTAATTATCTTCGTGGTGACGAATCAATCCCTTAGTAATCTTGGGAACCTTCATCTTGCTCCCATCTTCTGCCACCATGTACTTCGCCCTGCGGTTAGACTTCATCGACATCAGTTAGCCTTGTAAATAGTTTACTTAGGGGATCACTATTTTCCCCAGCGTTAATTTGAATATTTGTTTGACGCTTCGGCTTTGCGTTTTTAATTTCTTCCAATTTTTGAAGTGCCTTAATTTCGTCCATACGGAATTTATGGGCTAGTGCTAGAATATCGAGAATGTCCTTACTTGAAGAGATTTCTGCTTCTTCTAACTCCTGCAACTTTTTATCGATGATACGATCTAGGGCTGCTCCTAGTTTAAATCTATTGCGATATCCTGAATTAAGGAAAATTTCAGTAATATACCTTTGACATTCCTCTTTCTGCAGCATACGAGTCACTTCTTCTATAGGAAGATTCATGGTACTCGCAGTTACGTGAATGTCCATTGTTTCAATGTAAGTATTCACCAATTCTACAACTTCTGGAGACACTGGAGAATACTCAGGTGAAGGTAAAAGATCGTT